GGTGATGGATCATTACCAATAAAAGGCATTAAGTTATCTCCATAAAACTAAGCACTGTATCTAAGCTATCCGCTGTATTGGAAGATACAGATATAGTATTTCCAGTTAACATAATGATTTTATTGCCAGCCATGTACTCAAAACTAGAACCACTGGGAATAGGAATATCTTTTGCCAAAAAAATAGTTTGTCCAGCACTTAGCTTAATACTTGCTGTTATTTGACTAGAAGAAGTATTGGCTAAAGTTAACCCTATAACAACAGCCCTTGTGGATGCTGGAACAGTGTACACTGCCATATTGGCACTAGCCGAAGTATTAGCTCCATTATAAACTGCGTTTTTAAAGGTATTAGCCATTGTCTACCCCCTATTACACATCATCTAGTAATGCTGCCACAATAACTTCTGCTGTAAGAGTAGAAGAAATAGCGTGTATGTCAGCCACTGTGGTATTTGGTAGTCTTGCACAAAAAAATTCATTTGGACCTATTGTTATTCCGTCACCCACTGAACTTGAAGCGGTGCCTGCATCTAACACTATATAAATACTTCTGCTATTAGCATCTACATTTTTTATAAAGATAAATTTTACTTTATCTCCAGTCGCCACTGCCGTTGGAGCTGTGTCATCATCCACTGCTGTATAATCAATAAAATTACCAGCAATCAAATCAGTACTTGAATTTGATACACTTGTTAACTTGTAATACCATTTGTCATTTGCATCAGCAGGTGTAACTGTCATTGTTGCTGATATTATTTTTGCAATTTCATCAGGAAGAACTGTTGCCTGAATACTTGCTACTGCGTCATCTGCCATAATTTTCTCCTTATCCTAACGCTATTGCTAATGCTGTTGCATCATCTGTTGTTGCTGCACCTATATCACTTGCTAATTCACTGGCGCTTCTACCTTCTAATCCATTTGCAGTAAATCTAGCATACTCATCATCAGCTACATCTGCACTGTCTATTTTGACTGCATTTGTATTAGATATACCAAATGTTAAACTAGCTTGACCACCAATATCAGCAAGAACTTGAGTAGCATCTCTGCCTTCTATTGTCGTGCCTGCAACTCTTAAAAAGTCATCGTCTGCCACATCAGTTGTAAATACTGGCACATTACCATTAGAAATGCCAGTTGCTGTAACTGCGGCTGTGCCCAATCCTAAAGATGTTCTGACTGTTGCACCGGTTTCTAAAACAAAGTTTGATCCATCACCTACAATAAAGCCACTATCTGTTACAGCCAACCCAGCAACATCTTGTAATTGTGCATCTAATCTAGCGTTAGCTACAGTGCCAGATAACTGAGAAGCATCAATCGTTTTATTTGTTAAGGTGTCTGTAGTATTTGTTCCTATAAGTGTAGTTGTTGCTGTGGGAAAACTAACCAATGCTTTGTTGTGATTTATGACATTAGAACCAGTAACAATGGCATAATTACCCATGTAACTATGACTTGAACACTGGTAATAAAGTATGCTTGGAGTATCTTCATCTACAGCTATTTGCAAATATGTACTAGTTGTTGTAACTCCTGTTGTAAAAGCTGTAGTTTTAGCGGCGTCTAAATAGAGTCTAAATGGATGACTAGACATATCACTTGAACTAAGAGTAAATCTATAATGGTATTCTGAATTAGCTGTCGCGCCATCTGTACCATGTAATGTTAAAGCAGGTGATTCTATTCCATTTAAATAGTATGCACTACTACTTCCATCGCCTTGATATGGATGTGCTGATTTAGCTGCAACTGTAACATTTATATTTATAGGTGAAGAAGAGCTGCCATATCGACCAGCATGTATATTAGCTGAACTTAAATCTAATGTTGAAGCGCCAACATCATTTAAAATAACTGCCTTTGAAGCAGGTAATGTACAAAAAACGGTCTTTGTACCAGAACTAAAATCAACGGCACTATCTGAATTAGAAGATGATAATATAGTATCTCTAGATAAAGTGTCTGGACTTGCATCTGTTACAGTCCCTATGCCAACTTCAAATTCTGCCGTACCCGCTAAAGTTATAGCATAATATGTAGTATTACCCGTTCCAATACCCGCAACAAATGTCTCAAAACCAGTGATTGAACCAGTTAAATTAAGTGTTCCATCACCAGTTGTATCAGTAGTTTCTTTTACTCTGTCATTTATTACAAAAGCCATTACTTCAACTCTATTGTAAGATTATTTTGATTAATTCTAAATATGTCACCTTCAGATATTGTTTTAGTAGCATCTAAAGCTCCTATAAATAAAACATTACCACTAGACCCTTCTGTCACTAAACTATTAGTTTGATGTGTTGCTACAAACACATGAGATATTACATTACTTGTACTATTGTTAGATGCTGCAAACTCAATATTCTCATTATTCTTAATTGTTTGTGTTTCAGTAGTGTCAGAAGTTAAGTCCCATTTAGATGCTTGAACTTGTATTCTTCCATAAGCACCAAATGTTGCTTCTGTTATTGTAGGTGCATCTGTCTCACCAGTAGTATCACCAAAATTAGATACTGCTGTTGCAAGCCCTACATAAATGCCATCACCGGGTCTGGCAAACTCTACGTTCTTAAATATATGACCTAATAGTTTGTTTTCTAAAAAGGTGGTTGCTGCATTTGCTGTTGCCATTTTAAGCTCCTATGTTCTTTGCGCTTTTGGTAGACCTTCAGAATAAGCATCAGTATTTTCTCTTGCTTCTCCATAATCTTTAAGTCTTGTTAATTGATCAATAAATCTTTTTTCGTATTGCTGTATTAGGTCAGGCTCACCTTTCATAAAAATATAAGCATCTACTAATGCACCAAACAATAATGCAAATGGCGCGTTGTCACTTAACCATGTTGTAGCACTATCCGCACCTGCTGTTAAGCTAGTTGGTCTATAATAGTAATGTAATTCTATTGCGTAATTTGAGTTTGGGGTAGGGGCAACTATAAAATTATCTTCGTCAAATTGAGCGTAATATCTTGGAGTTGCTGTAGATGCAGAGCCACTATAGGCTTCTTGTAAAAAGTTTACATCTTTTTGTAAAAGGAAAGCTTCGCTACCTGCAGTTGTGATTTGCATAGAAAATGTAGATAAATAATCAGCAGGGATTGTTAAAAACTTATCACTAGCAGTAAAAGCAGAGGTAACATTTTTTCTAAATATTTCTAAATCAACACTTTTAAATATTCTTTCTTCTGATGCTTTTATAAAATCAGAAAGATGAGAAACAAATGAAGACTCTGAATTATCAGTGTAATCTTGTATTGCTGTCTTTAATTGTGCAAACGTAAAGCTCATTTAAGCCTCCAAAGAAACCGGACCAACTGTAACAAATACACCTCCTCCAGTAACAGAACCTGTTGTAGAAGATGCAGAAATACTTATTGTATACGCATCATCTGTTGTTTTAGTTATAACATATCCTACAGCTAATTCAAAGTTAGCTTTAGTAATTCCGTCAAATCCTACACAGTTTCTGAATCTAACTCTGTCTGATGTAGCTCTTCCATGACTCTTTTCTACAACTGTAATAACAGTGCTACCACTGTCTGCAGCAGCTGTTGTGAATGGGTCAACCAATAAAAGACGCTCTGTAGCAGGTTCTAATCTATCTGGTCTTGCATCTAATAAACTCTGCGTATCATCTATTTTAAGCCTACCTAAGAAGTTTTGTGGGTGATCTCTATCAACAACATCATAACCTACCCTTAGACCCGTTCTAACGCCGTTCTCGACCTCAAATACAAGGTCTTTTATGTCATATCTAAATCCTGTTCTGTCACAGATACCAAATGCATGTTTTCCACTAGTATATGCCATTACTTTTCATCCTTACTTTTGTAAAAATAATCATCGCTATCACCATATCTACTTAAACTAGGATTATTTTCTACTTGATATTCCATTGTACTCACTTTGAAGTCAGGCATCAAGGGCTTGTCTGGTGTTAAACTGTTATCGTATATTCTCATTCTATTATTAGGATACAAACCAAACTGCCCATTCTCTAACTCAAGTAGATTATGAGACTTGTGTTCTGCAGGTGTTTCGCTTGTGCTGTAGTCTATAGTATTTATATCTGCATGATAATTATCTATAGTCGCTACATAAGTGCCTTTTAACTTGCCTTGATCTCTTGTGTATGCCTCAAACATCATTGAACTAACAAACTGTTTATGTATAGATACAACGCCGTAATCCATACAGTTCCAAAACTGTAGATTATGAAGCTCTAAATCTTTCTTAGGTGTCTCTGGCTCAGAAACAAAAGCGCTAATTGGTAGCTTGTCGAACATGGCCCCATAATCAGGAAGATAAGTTTCAAAATAAAAAGCTCTACCCGGCATAGATTTGCAAGAAACCCATACGCCCTTAACAAACTCTCCATGACCATCTTCATGATCTCTGAGATATTCTTTTCTTACCCAAACATGAATTGCAGGAAGATTGCATATCAGTTGCGACAATTAACGACCTCTATTAAAATTCATTCCTCTAGTAGCTGCTCCACCACCACGCATCTTTACAATGCCACCTTTTTTCATGTAGCCCATTTTATTACGAACTGGAGAAGGAAGTTTGCCCAATCCTTTATTACCCTCTGGTACAGGCTTTAATCCACCAGCTGCTCTTGTAACCATATTACCTTGCGTTCCTTTCCTTGCTGCTTTGGCTGCAGCTGAACCAGTGCCACCAAATTTATCCATAAGTTCTTTTCTTCTCTTTTCACTAGAAACAAATACGTTACCCTTTGCTCCAAAACCAGTATTTCCACCTGCAGTTATATTAGTTTTCTTTATTGGTTTAGATTTAATAATATTAGGTTTTTTATCTTTTTTAATAGGTGGTTTATTTGGCTTTTGTATTTTTATATCTTTTTTATTTTTTACAGTATTTGAAGAGCCGCCTTTTGGTAAAAGATTAGAAACAGCAGCACCAGTTCCTGTAACTAAAGCTCCTTTAACTATATTGTCTCTAATTTTATTTTTACTAGCTAAAGGTTTGTTAGTTTTTTGCCCTCTTTTTATAGGAGTCTTATATTTTTTAGCATTTTTTCTAGGTGGTTTTTCAGTAATTGTTTTTGTATTTTTTGTTGTACCACTAGGTTTAGTTTTAGTTGTTTTAGATAGTTTAGTATTACTATTAGATACTTTAGGCTTTGTTTTAGAAGTTCCACGAAATAGATTTTTAATTTTAGGAGCAAGTTTACTAATGGCTTTAGCTCCAAGTCCAAGAGCAGGTCCTCCAACAAGCATGCTTCCAGTATTAATTACATCACTAGTTTTTATTCTTCTTTTATTTTCACCAGTTTGTTTATTTTTATTCTTTTCAACATTACCAGAAAAAACATTGTAATTAGGGTCGTTAATTTTTTTCTTTGCTTCTTCTAATGCTTGACTTCCTGTTTTAGCCATTAAAGCCTCCTTTAAGCTCCGTAAAATGTGTCGTAAGGTACAAATCTAGCAGATGCACTTTCTGAATCTTCACCTGCTGCTAATTCAAATTGAAATTCATATTCTTGTTTAAGAGGTGTTACTCTATTTGCAACCTCTGGTCTTTTCATAGCTATGTAGTAAGCAAGCCCAGACACTAAACAAGGAACA